TTTCTTTATGTAAATAGTTGTCTAAATGAAAACTTTGTGAAGATTCTTTGAACTCTAATCTGTACACAAATTCACCATTATTGTTTTTTCGCATTCGCATAAAATATATTTCTACAAAACTACAAAAATATTTGGTAATTACAAAACAATACCCCAATTTTACATCCTAAACCAATTTAACATGAACATTGTAAAACACACGGCCACCGAAATTATGAGTATCGGTAAGGCCTTCGCAGAATCGGGAATGTTCCCCGACATCAAATCAGCAGCACAAGCAATCGTAAAGATTCAAGCAGGTGCAGAACTTGGCATCGCACCATTTGCCGCAATGTCGGGCATCCACATCATTAAAGGTAAACCAACCATAGGGGCCGGTATTATGGCAAGTATGGTAAAGGCATCGGGCAAGTACAACTACCGGGTAATCGAACAAACCGACAAGAAATGCTCAATTGACTTTTACGAGGGCAAGGAACTTATCGGTAATTCCACCTTCACCATTGAAGAAGCCAAGAAAGCCGGTACACAGAACCTGGAGAGATTCCCACGAAATATGCTTTTCGCACGGGCTATGTCAAATGGTGTAAAGTGGTACACTCCCGATGTGTTTGCAGGGCCGGTGTACGTTCCGGAGGAAATGGAGTTCCCAACTCTTCCCGATGCAGAACCTACCAAACGCATCCTCACAAACGATCAATTCCAATCAGCACTTGTAAAGATTCAAGACGGCGAATGTATCAAAGGTTCAACCGTAACTGTGTATGATTGGGTGCGTACCGAATGCCAACTGACAGAAGATCAACAACAAATCTTTAACCTTTTAAACACTACCGACAATGGAACTGATTAAATTCAACCACACAACGAAGGAAGAACGCACGCAGTTAGTGCGTGAAATCTTCGATGAAGTATTAAACGGCAGAATCAATCCTTTAGAACTGCATCTGCGATTAAAGTCAGCAGAGGAAGTAATTAAGCAGCTAACGGGACTTGAGCCGTACAAAGCAATCCTATTAGATGAAGCACAGAAGCACGGCAAATCATTTAACTACCAAACTGCGAAGATTGATATTCGTGAAGTGGGGGTGAAGTATGATTATTCGGGATGTGGGAATAGTGAACTGGCTGAATTGTATGAAAAGCAGGCGAATATTAACGATGCAATAAAGGAATTGGAGGCCTACCATAAGCCATTGCCCACATCAGGCATACAGGTACTTAACCAATCCACAGGCGAAGTAGAAATGCATTATCCACCAACAAAAACTTCTACCACATCGGTAGCGGTAACACTTAAATAGAAAAGTTATGACACAAAACCAAATAGGAGAATATATTAAAGATGCCGTATTCCCGCAGAATGTTGAACATCCTGATGGAAATGTTACTTCCAAAGGCTTAACCAAACGTGAATACTTTGCAGCAATGGCTATGCAGGGATTACTATCTAATCCCAATACAAGTTTTGAAACACGAGATGCAGTAATCATTGCCGATGCCCTAATCGCAGAACTCAACAAGTAACACGGCAGTCATGTTAGCGTAATCGGGAATGAATACCGACTTGGGATAACGCCTTCGCATTGTAGCGGAGAGATACGGGTTCGAATCCCGTACATGGCTCTAAAATGACAATTTATATGTCTAAATATTGTAAAAAATGTGATTTAGTTGTACCTTTTTTTATAAAGCAAAATGGCCCACATTTGCAATCAATATGTACTAGATGCAATAGTCATATTGACTTTGTAAAGCAGAACAATAGTAACAATAGAGAATCAAAGCATAAAAATTTAGTAAAAGAAAAAGGTATTGATTATTGCGAATGGTGTTTAAGAAAAAGAGAAGAAATACCTTTGCCTGGTACATTGGAAGCACATCATATTGTTGAATACTCTAACGGAGGAACTGACCAACTAAATAACATACTAATATTGTGTACTGCTTGTCATAAACAATGCCATCACGATAGAACATATTACGGACATTATAACTCTTAATCACACTGGCTCTGAATACCCAGCGAATCAATGGCAACACTAATCAACGCCTACATCACAAAGGCAAAACTTGAACAACTGCTCACACAAGCAGACAAAGGAGTGGCTTTCACCATCGCAGTAAACGATGAAGCAAATGCCTACAATCAGAACGTATCTCTGTACCTTTCGCAGACAAAGGAGCAAAGGGAATCGAAAGAACCAAAGACCTACTTTGGCAACGGTGCAGTAGTTTGGACTGACAACAAAGTAACACTTGCACCCAAGAAGGATGCACCTGCGGAAAACAAGGTAGTAACTCCGAAGTATCTTGATGACGTTCCTTTTTAATCACACGGGGAAGGGTAATACCTTCCCCTTAATTTTGTACTAACATGACTATCCACCAATACCTCCGCAACAAAGACATCCGACTTAACACTACTGCAATGCTCAAAGACGGCAAATGGTACCGATTTATAGGCGGTGCATGGGTGCCGGAAAAGCAGTTTCAGTTGATGTTTCCTCTACCTTCGAAGATTGGGAATAACTCCGATAACCCAAATAAAAGAGCGTTTTATCTTGATTAATATGACCCACGGTTCACTATTTAGCGGAATAGGCGGATTTGATTTAGCAGCCGAATGGATGGGATGGGAAAACGTATTCCATTGTGAATGGAACGATTTTGGACAAAAAGTATTACATCATTACTGGCCTAAAGCAATTTCATATCATGACATCACTAAAACAGACTTCACTATTCACAGAGGAAAGATTGACATCCTCACAGGTGGATTTCCTTGCCAACCGTACTCAAGCGCCGGAAAGCGAAAAGGAAAAGAAGATGAACGACATCTCTGGCCGAGCATGCTTAGAGCAATTAGAGAAATTCAACCACGTTGGGTTGTGGGCGAAAACGTTCTCGGCCTTGTTAATTGGTCAGGAGGGTTGGTATTCCACGAGGTGCAAGCTGACTTGGAAGCTGCGGGGTACGAAGTATGGCCGTATGTACTGCCAGCTGTATCCGTCAACGCTCCCCATAGAAGAGATAGGGTTTGGTTTGTTGCTAAAAACACCAAGTGCAATGGATTCGTATTCGGAGAACCTAACCAAGAAGGAGCAGAAATTCGGGAATTCAGGAACGCTTGCACAGGAGGTTCAGACGGGGTTTATTTATCAGAGGGGCCTACTCCCCACCCCCACCGCAATGGACTCAACCAACGCAACGTCAACGATGAGTATGGGGATGTTGCCGACACCGAGAGCCAACCAAGTGAATGGATGCGACCTGAACTTCGAAAGTTTAGCCAACAGGAACAAAGGGAATCTGGAGGAACACATAGCCAAATGGGTAACAATGCTGCCGACACCGGCCACACGGGATTACAAGGGAGCAAGGTCAACGGAAGCACTGGAGGAAGCGGGAAGGAATCAGACAAACTCACTACCAGATGCGTTCGCTCAAACTGGCAAAACTTCCCAACTCAATCCCCTATTTGTTCTCGAAATGATGGGATTTCCTCCCGACTGGACGGAATTACCTTTTCTAAATGGAGAAACGAATCAATCAAAGCAGCCGGGAACGCTATAGTACCGCAAGTCGTTTATCAAATCTTTAAAGCAATAGAGCAATATGAAACACTACCCCGAATGGCGGATCCGCTATAATACCGCACACTACAACTACACCGCACAACGTACCCCGAATGTGGTGAAGGATGGATTCTACACTACACCACAGGTGCCTGTGGTTGCGAAGTCCAATGGACTGACAACATTCATAATCAACTTCCTCAACTGGAGTGGTTACCGTGCTACACGCATTAACACTATGGGCCGGCAGATTAATGGAAAGTTCATCCCATCCGCAACCAGGAAGGGAACGGCTGATATTTCAGCAACAATCAAAGGCAGGTCAGTAATGATTGAAATTAAAGTAGGCAAGGATAAACCCCGACCAGAACAACTTGCAGAGCAGCAACGGGAACGGCAAGCAGGGGGTATTTACGAATTCGTGCATACACCAGAGGAATTCTTCATTATATTTGACCAGATTACAAGTCATTAAAGGCATAAATTGACCTTAATGACCGAGATATAAGTCACAAACCAACCCAACATGATAAAACAAATTTATGCCGAATACACCGACATCGGCATCAAAGTAATCCCTATAGAATGGGATATAACCAACAAGCAACCCGTATCACACCGCAACTGGTCTAATCCTGATGATCTTACCCTGCGGCCATCCGATAACGGCCTAATGATTCTAACCGGTAATAACTACGGGTGCCTTGACTTCGACCTTAAGAATACGAAGGACAAAGAACTATTCAACAAGTGGATGGCAATGGTTACCAATGAGGCACCGGAAATACTCTGTAACCTATTTATAGAGCAAACCCGAAACGGTGGCTACCATGTGTGGATGTACTACAAGCACCTACCCAAAAAGCAGCAGTTAGCCGCCAACCCGGAAGGAAACGAGGTAATCGCACTATACTGCAACGGCCCGGTAGTGTACTCCTACCCAACACCTGGTTATACAGAGTTCCACCAGTCAATGGCTGACATAACGGAACTAACGGTTGAACAATATAACTACCTGATTGAGGTTAGTCAGTACTTTAACGAGTACAAACCGGCATACGATCCTACAAAAAAAGCCATCAACTACCCGAAAGGCTATGAGCAGCAGTTGTCTGATTATGACGGACATCTCTCTGAAGATAGTTTTGAGGCGATTCTAAACACTATCGGCCTTTATCCCATACCTGATTACCCTTATCGCAAAGCGGACAAATTTAGGGCCTACAGGAGGCAAGGAAGCGCATCTGTAGGAATCAGCGCAAAGGTGTACCATGCGGCAAAAAGGGTACTGATATTCTCCGCATCAATGGACAACTTCCCGAATTGGCACAATAAGGAAGAATATCCCGAATGGTCGCTACCTGCATCGTTTATGCTTTTCTATCATTTAGGCCGTGATTGGGAAAAAGTATTGGCACATATCGGCATCGTAAAAGACACAACATCATATCCTTATGAAATTTTTCCACAGGAAATACAGAGGTCACTATTTGAGGTAGCTAACGAAAAATCACTACACCCAGAGTTCCTTGCAACGGCAGGACTATGGACTATTTCATCGCTTGCCGGCAACTGCTATACCTCCGAAATATCAGAGGACACAAAAAATATCATTTTCGCTTTAATGATTGCACCCGTTTCAGTTGGTAAAACACCGGCATTCAAAGCGATGTGTGAGATACCATTACGGGAACTGCTATCAAAGGAAGACAAACTCTATGAGGATGAAGTAAAGCATTGGAACCTGGAAAGAGCAGATGCCAATAGCCGCAAAGAGCCATTTAACAAGCCACACCCAAAGCGATTCCACCCCTTTGCCGTTGATGGCACCACAGAGGGGTATATCTCACTCATGCAGGATCAGCAGGGCGGTATGGGTGTGTACCATGATGAAGCGGAAACTATCCTTAACGCAGGGGCGCATAAAGCAAATAACGATGCCATTTCCTTCTTCACGCAAGCATTCAGCGGTGGCCGTTATACGCAAATCAGAGCCGACAGGTCGAAAGAAAGGGTAGTAAAATCCCTTAACATTTCCCTGCTTATGGGAACGCAGCCATCCCGACTAAAAAACCTTTTCGGGGCCGACCGCATCCAGTCAGGGTTTGCATCCCGTTTTCTTATGGTACAATCTAACTACATCAACCTGCGTGAAAATGTAAGTTTATTCGCTAAAAGCCGAAAGATGTGCCAGGAGTGGAATGACCTAATCTTTGAACTATACAAGCATAATAAGGCATTTAGTAAAGGGGATCAACCACCCCGACCTATAATGATAAGCGAAGAAGCAAAGCCGATAATGGATAGATATTATAGCCAACAGATGAAGGATGGTAATGTCCGTACTGCTAATTTACTGGAGGAATATGTAATCGGGGCAGAAGCAAAAATGTCTGCTTATTATACCCGGTTCTGCCATCTTATTGCCATCATGCAGAACCCTATGGTACCACTTATCACCCGACAAGTTGCACACCAGGCATGGAAGTTGTACCGTTGGTATGCAGAATCTACATTGCATATTTTGGGTAATATCTTTGATGAAAATGAATCCGGCCTTCCTACTGATCTCCGATTACTTGTTGATAACTTGCCGGCAAAGTTTACCACGAAAGAAATGGAGGCACTTTGCACCAGGTTAAATATCAAACCCCGTAGATTTGTTGATGCCATGCGAAGGCAAGATTTTCAGCGAATGTTTAAGCGAATAGCACATGGAGTTTATGAAAAGATGTAACTTTGTTCTGATTTCATTATCGGCCAATGCTGCAGTTGCGACCTGCATCACACCCCTCAAACGAGGGGTTTTTTTATACGTTTAAGGGTATAAAATCTACCATAGGCAGAACCATTATATCATATCGGATATAAATTTTACCCAACAAAGTGCATGAATTTTGCCCAAAATTGCAGTCAAATTTGCAATAATTGCACCCACTGCAAATATGCAAACCATTGATAATCATAGCGTATGGTGGCAAATTTGCACTTTTGCGCAAATTTCAGTTAATAATAATTTATATCTCTTTATATGCTAATATGCTATTAGTAATAGAGATATACGTGGGGTGCAAAAATACTGCAAATTTGCAACTTTGGCTGATAATCAATGAGTTATGAAGGTTTTTACTGCAAATATGGTGCAACTTTGTGCAAATTTGGTACTTTCGGGTGGTTATGGGTAACTTTGTAAACAACAAGTAAGTACAACGTGCCAAAGAAAGGACATACTAACAACCCGAATGGTAGACCCAAAGGAACCCCCAACAAGGTTACCAAATCTATACGGGAGCATTTCGCTACCGCTTTCGATTTATTGCAGGAAGATGACCAACACAACCTGACTGCATGGGCAAAGACAAACCCGACCGAATTCTACCGCCTGGCATCGAAACTGATACCGACAAAAGTAGAGGCGGATATTCAACAACCAGTCCAAACCATTATCCAAATCATTCCC